ACAGCTGCGATTAATTTAGAGAGATCGAACTGACTTATTTTATTTCCTTGATGTTCTAGAGTTTTCCACGGATTATACCCGAGTAAAATTTTTATACAAAGATTATAAGTTTCTTTAGAAAAAACTAGATGTATATTAGTTTTTATTTTAGCGGCAATCAACTGTCTAATAGCTTCATAGGTGTAGGGTTTATCATATGCACTTACAGCAACAGCACCACAATTTTTTGAAATTTTGATTTGCTCGGAAGTTAATTCTATGCCGCTTGTTGTATAATTTGGAATTACATCATTATTTCTAGAATATTTTATAATTTCTTTAAAGTTAGAATGATTGTTTGGATCTCCTCTGCCTCCCAATGCAACTTGATTTGTGTGATGTTTAACTTCATCAATAATTCTCTTAAAATTTTCTACAGACATATTTTCTTCTTTTTCATGACCTTGATAACAAATTCGGCATTTATTTTTACAAGTTCCCATAACCCCAATATCTAATAGTGATGGTAATTCTAACCAAAATGGATCTGGGTTTCCTTTTATTCCATGTAATAATTCAACTCCTGTTTTGGTGTTAAAAAATAACTCATAAGAATCATTTGAAAATTTCTTATTAAACTTTAACATTGCTAACTTTTTTTGCATTCTAGGATCTCCTTTTTTTAGAAAAAAATGTTGATAAAGTCTATCATTTATTAATATATATAGAACAACCTTCCATTAAGAAATTTTAGAACAAATATAAAATTTCTAACTTCATGTAAAGAAATTTTAAGTGAAGTTATAAAAATTGTTAAAGTTTAATTTATTTCGGAGGAATAACTAATGGCTGATTTAAAAAATTCTTTTGGCGCCGCTATGGTTAATAAGCTTTCTAGAGGTTTTGGTGGCTCGGTTATGGGTGTAGCGGATCCTTATGTAACCGGTTACCACTTTGTTTCGTTTGATAAGTTGCCAGAGGCATTGACACAATACACAGGAATGACAATGCCGGATATGAAAAATTTACTAGCTGGAGCTTGTCTATCTGTTACACCTCCAGGCGGAACTTTAAATAAAGTTGAATTTACTGGTCTTGGCGGAATTAAATGGGCAGTCCCTGGCAACGTTGATTATGGTAATTCAGTGTCTGTTAAATTCTTGGAATTTGCCGGAACTCCAATTCTAAACATTTTCCATGGCTGGATAAAAATGATCAGGGATTATAGAAGTGGTGTAACCAATCTTGGAAGCGGAGCTTCTCCTGGTGCGTATACAAAAACCAATTACGCTGGGTTACTATATTATTGGACTACATTGCCTGATGCAAAGACGGTTCAATACTATGCCTGTTATGATGGTATTTTCCCAACAAAAGACCCACAAGATCTTTTTTCAAGTGATGTTGAAACAGTTGGTAGATTGGATCCAGAAATTGAATTTAATGTTGATTATATTTGGCATGAAGACTGGGTAAAAAATAGTTGCATGAATTTCGCTACACAGGTTTATGCTCTTAAGGCTAACATTGAAAATTATGGTTCCGCGATTGGTGGTGGCGGTGGTGGTGCGGGTGCAACTCCGTAATTAAAAGGATAACTTTTTTTGTTATTTTTAAAAATGCGGAATTTTAAGTTAATAAAATTCGAACTGAAAGGAGTTCAAGCTTATGTTTAAAGGTTTTAATATTAAATATCCCGAGTATGAAATTATAACCCCTCAAACTGGTTGGTCTATTAATGTAAGGACAATGAATGTTCAAGAGGAAGAAAGATTAAAAGGAAGTATTTTAACACCTGCTTCTATTACCGAGCATTTAAACAAATGTTTATATGATACAATTACCAAGAAACCGCCAGAGATGACTGATTACGATTCATTTTTAAGAAAGATTACTTTAAAGGATAGAGACGCATTATTATATGGTCTTTATCATATTACTTATGAAGATATTAGAAATTATGAAATTAATTGTGGAACTTGTAAGAAATCTTATGCCGTTACAATTAAAGCATCCACTACATTTAATATGAATCCTTATCCAGGAAAAGATATTCTTACTAAAAAAGCTACGAAAGAGTTACCTATTTCTAAAGGGGTTTTTGTTACTTTAAGACAACCCACATTGTATGACGAGTTAACAGTAATGAAAACAGTTCAAACTTCTCTTTTCAGTATGGATTTAATTACTGAAACTTTAATTATTGATAAATTTCAGCATGATCCTGAAGTCGGCGATTCTATTATTTATAATGATAGGCAAGATATCATTCAAGCTTATCAACAATTGCCCGCTCTTGATAAGAGAGAAATTTACAAGATTTATAGAGAAGAGTTTGGGCAATATGGAATCAATCTTAAAATGCAATCTAATTGCATTCACTGCCAAAGTCAAGAGGAGGTTGACATAGATCTCGTCCAGAACTTTTTTCGGATGGTGTACACAGTTTAAAGTTATTAATAATTTCAGAGATATTTTACAACAAAATATTTATACTTGTATGGAAATGAGTAAACAATCTTACCATGATATATGCTGTATGCCCGTACAAAGATTTCATAATTATATGAAATGGAAAACAAGATTAGAGGAAGAGAAGGCAAAAATGTTAAAGGAGGTTACCAAAAAGTGACAATGACGTCTGATATTCTTAAACGATTTAATACAGAGGTTATTGGATCAAACGATATTATATATGATTTTTTGCCTAAGATTGCAGCTGTTGGTGAGTTTAAAAGATTGCAAAATATTGATGTGATAATTTCGTCCTGGAATAATATTTTATTAACCCCTAAAAGAACATATTTACATGACCCGGAATATGGAAGTGATTTATTTAAGTTAATTTTTGAACCCGTAGACAGCATTACAATAGAGCGTATTAAAAATGAAATAGTTTTAGCTATAAGAAGATATGATAACCGAGCTGAAATTGATGATATTATAATAACTTTACTCACTTCCAAAAAAGGGTTTTCTGTTGATGTTCATATAAATTATCAAGGAGAAAAGGGGCGGTTAACAATGAAATTTGATGATTCTACTTTTCTAACAACAGAAAAGGTAACGGGGTCATAATGGCAGAACCTGGTAGAAGCCATCAAAAATTTGAACGTTTGTATTCTTATATTCATGAGTATCAGCGTTTAGTTTATGACTTTTATAGTAAGGATGCTGTTGCTTTTTTAACAACTTATTTTCATATTAATACAAAAACCACAATATGGGATAATGAGTTTCTATTTGCCGGGCCATATGAAAATTTAGGTCCGTTATCTGGTTTAAAATGGGATAGAATATTATTATTACCGGTTTATTTTATTGAAGAAATGTCAACCATATTTGATGCACAAGAAGCTGGGTATATTAAAGAAGGAGAGACTTCTTTTGTAATACCCAGCTCTTATGGATTTACCCCTTTACCGGATGATATAATAAAGTTAGAATCTTCATATTTAAATCCTATAAGTGATACTTACCCGCTCTATACAGTTATGGGGGTTGAGAAATCAGTTAACACACAAAGATTGTTTTGGAAACTAAGAGTGAAGGTTGAACAGAGCCAAGTGATGTCAGATATTTTGAGTCAAACATCTAGCACCTATACATTCTTTGATTATGACAAGAAAATTCATACCCTCGATGATTCAGAATTTTTGACTAAACTTTTAATAAAAAATGAGAAACTTCGGGAAATATGTAGAGATTATTTATATGATGGTAACAGCGGTTATTATTTTCAAAATCCAATAGAGCCGCCAATTTGCTAACGAGGTATTGTAATGGCCACAGATAATGATAATATTTCTAGTCAAATTTATAAGTCAAGAGATCAAATTAGAAATCAGATAACAACAATGTTAAAAAGTTATCTTGAATTAGAAAATGTGGATCTTACAAAATCTTCATTTTTGTCGTTCTTGGTAGAAATATTATCAACTTTAACAAGCAATATTTTATTTTATCAACTTTCGACATATAAAGAATTTTTCTTAACAAAGGCGCAACTACCAAGTTCAATTTATAATCTAGCAGCATTCTTAGGATATAAATCTTTTTCAGCAACATCGGCAACCGCAAATTTACTTTTTACAATTCCATTTACATTTCAAGAACCAATTACTGAATTCTCTATAAAAGAAGGGTTTTTAGTTTCTGCTGAAGGCTCAAGTTTTAATAATTCTGTAGAATTTCGAACATATTATTTAACTACAATAACTGTTATAGATAATACACAAGTTAAAATTGTTGTAAAAGAAGGAAATAAAGTTTATAATATTCCTGTTTCTATTACTGGAGAAGATTTTTCTTTCGTTTTACCCTTTAGACAATATCGAATTGATACTCAAGAATTTCAAATTTCTCAAGATTTGAAAAAATACCAATTTGTTTCATTGGATATTTCATTTATTGGGCAAGTACAAATAGCATCAACTGAAGTTACAATTCAACCTCCAGATTCAGTTGGATACGAAACATATACTGAAGTTAGTAGTCTTTTCCTTATGGATTCTTTAACTAAAAGCTATGTTAGAAACAGAACTGATTCTGGAATTGAGATACAATTTGGAAATGGTTTGATTGGATATCAACCAGTTCCTGGTTCAAAAGTTATAGTTACAAATTTATTAACAAATGGATTAATGGGGAATGTCATTTCTGGAGCAATTAGAAACGGTGATAGAATTTATACCACAACGTTAATTGGTGTTCCTAAGGTTGTTGCATATAGTGTAATTAATACTTCATCAGCATTTAATGGGGCGGATGAAGAGTCGGTTGAGCAAACACGCCAAAATTCAATAGCAAGTTTAACAACTCTTAAAAGATTAGTGACAGAAAATGATTATGTTAATGCAGGTGTTGTAATGGACAATTCACCAATCGGGCAAAATTCATTACCAGTTTTGAAAAGATCAGATTTAAAAGTTAATGAAATCTCTTTATTTTCAACTTTAAATTATTTAGGTAATTTAGTTCCGACTAGAAATTTTTATACTTCGTTTACTGATTTATATATACCGAGGGAGACTATATTAATTGATGATGATGGAAGTGAGTTTTATACAGTTTTTGATATGCGGATTGACCTATTAAATGGGGTTGCAGATTATACTTATATATTAAAAGAAATTAAACAAGTGCCAAGTTTAGTAACTAGTTATGGTTCGACTTATAATCTTTATTGTGATCAATTAACAGTTAAAAGAGTTGGGGAAGGGGTAGAATATAAAATAGATTTTAAATCGGGGGAACCTGATTCTTCAATTACCGCAGCGAAATTTGAAATTTTACAAACTGGTTTTACACAACTAATGGTAAATGATTCTACTTCATTTGTTATTTTCTTTCCAGATTATACAGTTATACCAAAAGGGCAATTAACATATTATTTTACTATCTCTCATACTAGCGGATTAATTGGGCAATACCAGGCGCAGTTGATTTTTCGTAATAGTTTAGAAGATTTTACAATGTCTAATGTTGTTCAAACTGATTCTACTTCATTTATGGTTTATGATATTCCAACGATTTCAAAAGGATTTTATGATAATATAGATCAGGTTGACTTTGAACTAAACGCTTTTCAGAGTATGTTAAGCACTATGACATTTAAAGATTATAGAATGTTAACTGATTTTGTTAGCTTTAAGTTTGCAAATACAGTTGGTATAATGCGAAATATGCAACTAAATGAAGTTACTAAACCTGCAGTTATTGATATTTTATCTATTCCCCCAGCTACAGGAATTCAGGGCGATAGATATATTATTAGTAATGGAACCGGAAGTTGGTTAGGAAAAGATAATCAAATTGCAACCCTTTATGATACTACAGCAATGATATGGGTATATACTTTACCTAAAATGGATGATTTGGTTTATGTAACAAATAAGGGAAAGAAATATATTTACGGAGATTTAATTTGGGTTGTTCCTGAATATACAGTTCCGTTACAAATTGAAGCTGAAATTAATAAATCCTATTCATATTCCGGGTCATTACCAGATCTTGCAAA